CCTCGGTATCGACTACTTCAATGTTTGTTAAGCCTTTAACGAAACTGTCAAAATCTGCAGGTACAACAATTTTATTTAATTTAGACGCCTCATACGCCATAAATGCTAAATCCTCTACGCCGATACCTGCGGCCATGTCGGAAGCTTTACGTTTAAATTTGCGTTCCCATAAAATAATTGTGTAAAGGTTTGTTACCACCTCATAGGCGGTATCGGCTGTTTCTACTTTTAGCGTAAGTTTCATTGTCTGCCTTTTGTGTCGGGCCTTTACAGGCGTTTAATTAAACTTCGACGACGCTATAAACTCCGCCCGTAAATGTAATGCTTACCTGGCCTAAAGAGCCCAAGGCCATTTCGTACGGGATTGCCTCTAAATAGGTTCCTGTAAGCGTCATGGTTGGATTGGTGGCGGTGCCTGGGCTTGTTGCGCTGCTTGACCAAGAAACCGTTGTAGACGTTCCTACCAGCGCTTTAAGCGTTGCGTAAGTTTCGGAAGCTGCAAACGATAGGTACAAGTCGCAACTAAGCGTTGAGTTTTCTAGGCCTGCCACGTACACGCGGGAACCTGAACCAAACGCGGTACTTTCTAGCGCCTCGATTGTGCGGGTAAATGTTAAGCCGTGGCATTGGTCTTGCATTGAAATTGAGTTAATTGTTAGGTTCGGACTTGCCAGGTAAGTTGATGTCGCCATTAGGTTTACTCCTTGTTTGTGTCTGTCTTAGTTTTAGCACCTTTAGGCGCTGTCGTGGGGGATTGAATAATAAAACCGCCTGCTACTAGCGCGTCGACATTAACGCCGTCTACCGGTACGTATTCGTCGCCAGGCGTTCCAATACGGGGGCTAACTATTTCGTATTTCATATGCACCTATCTTAGGGGGTTGCCTGGGTTTGTAGGGTTATGGTCAAATCGTAGGCGGGTAGTTCGCTGCCGCCGATTACTGCAATAGTTGGGCGCCCGTCGGTTACGCCAATTTTTTTGGTAATGACCTTGCTAGCCAAATTTAGTAAAGACCGTTGCGCGTCAAGGTTGCCAGGCCCAAGGGTAATTATGCGTATTGGGAACGTCATTTCTACAACGTTGTTTGAATACACGCTAAACGTAGGGGCGTCTATAAACGCACAAGGCGGTACAAGGTTACGGGGGTCTGTTACTACCTGTAACCCTGTAATGGTCGTTAGCGACGCTGTCAAGTCGTCTAGCGCCTCGTTAAATAGGTCTGTAAAAGCAACAGGCATTAGGCAACCTGCGGGCGTGGAATACCTAAGAGTTGTTTAATCATTGGTGACAGGCCAACGCTGTTACCGGCTGGCAGGCCGTCAAAACTGGCAAAATCTGTTACCGCGCCGCGTTGTCGATACAAAAAACCGCCGTAGGCAATAGTGCCCAGGGTGACGCTGTTACTTGGGCTTGTTGCTTTTTGGTCTATGTAGCCGCTTTCTAAACGTCGTTGAAAACAAAAGTCGTTTGTAGCCGCCGCGCATTGGGTAAGAAAAGCCGTGTCAAGTGCCGACGCGGTGCCTATGCCGAGCCAGTCCTCGATATTTTGCGCCGTTACCCATGTGCAGGAAATAGTACCTAGCGTTACGGTTCCCGTTGCTGTCGTGCGCGTAACGTCGCTAGCTGTTTTTGCGTACAGAATTTGAAACGGTACGGGCACCTCATAATTAAAAAGTAAATCGCCTTCGTCGTCAACGCCAATAAACAAGTATTCGGGTACGTCGTAAACGGTGTAGGTACCGTTAAAAGTTGCGTCAACGCCTGCTACAACAATAGACGCGCCTACGTACACTTCGTTAGGTGTAAGCGTTTCTAAAACTGCGTAGTTGTCTAATAGCGTTTTATGCGCTACTTGGTAAACCTGCGTCATGGCGGTAAGGCCGCCTTTCGATTAAACGAACTTAACGAATTTTGTAGCGTCTGCCATAAATGACGCTGCATAACCACGGTACGCAATAGTGCGGCCCAGGGTGCTAGGAACGTCTACAGAAATGGCGCCCTTTTGCTGTTCGTAAAATTCGAAACCTGCAGCTGGCCCGGCTGCGTGGCCCATAAATGAACCGGGCGTATCTTTGTCAACTACCAAAACAAGGCCTAGCGGGTTGCCGTTCCAATTTGCAGCGGACAACTGACCTGGTGCGTTCATAGCGCCAATTTGTGGGAATACTGGGCGGCCTGTGCTGTCAACCAACGAACCTAACGCTGCCCACGTAGCCGGTGTAACGACCATGTGCGTAGGTAGGTAATTGCTAGTTGCGCTAATTTGGCGGGCGCCTTCGTAAATGGCTGCAATCCAGTCGGCAGGGTCTGTTGTGTCGGCAACGGCGCTGGTTTGTGTAATTGCTGCATGGCAAGTATCTACGGCGTAGTTGTTTGTTGCTTGTCCATAAGCAATAGCCAACTGGTTTAGCACAATGTTAATACTTGCGGGGTCTGTCCAGTCCAAATCCTGTTCAGACATTGTGACGAACGTACCAAAAGTTAATTTGTTTACGTTGTTATTTGCAACGGTAACAGTCGACGGGTCGAGTTGGTTTAGTTGGCCTGTTGGCTGTTGTGTTACTACTGGGCGTACCGTAATTTTTGGGCGGCGAAACGTTGCGCCACTTTGTGGCATAGCACGAGTACCAATAGCAGAAACAAACGGGCGAATTGGGTTAAGGCTGTCGTACACAGTTCCGGTAATGATTTCAGGCAAGATACCTGGGGTATCGGCTGTAGTGATGTTTGGTGCTGCAGCTTGTACGCGGGCGTTCATTTCTGCAAGTACGCTGCCGCCTTGCAACGACGCGGCAATAAATTCGCCTGCGGTTGGCAATTTAAAAGTACGTGGCTGTGCGTAAACAACTGGGGCTACGCTTGCGGCCTCGATAACTTGTGGGGTTTCTGTTGGCTGTGTCATGGTGTCTAACTCCTCGTTAGGTGTTTCGGTTTCTATATTATCTACTTCTTGTTCGTCTTGTGGGATACCCTGCGACGCGGCTACGCGGTCTACTGACGCGCCTGCAAAAGCCCCGTAAGGCACTAACGATAATTCTTGGAAATCGGCACTTTCTATAATCATTGTGCCTTTTTCGTCGTAACTAAAACGGGTTGGGTTTACGCCAACGCTTACCGCGTCTAGTACGCCGTCGGCTGCCAATACCAGCGCCTCGTTGCCTAAAGCCGTTTCGGATATGCGCGCCTCGTACATCATGCCGCCTGGCGTATCAACCAAACTTGTAACAATTCCTACGGCCTTGGTGCTGTCATGGTTTAAATACATTTTCGGCATTTTTTCGCTTGCGTTTAAACTGCCTGGCATAAACATAACTTTTGTACCGTCGTTTACTGTTGCCTCGACGTTGTACGGCAACGCTAGACCGGCAAGGGTTCGGCGTGGCATACCGTTAGGTTCGGCTGCGTCAATCTTTAAATCTTGTTGCACTAATTTAAGCATTTGGCATTACTCCTACTTCTTCAACTTCTGCGGGTGTGTCATATTCGGATAAATAGGTTTCGCTTAAATAATCCGATATTTCGAATTTGCAAAACGTACCACGGGGCAAAACGTTACCCATAGATAGCGTTTCGGCTATACAGTCCATAAACAATTTGGCGCCGAACATATACAAGTCCTGGCGCGCCTGGGTGCTGTTTTGATAACTGTAACTTCCCGTTGCGACGCCTAAAAGGTATGGGGGGCAATTTGCGAGCCTGGCGATTTCAAGTGCTTGGTACTCACTAGCTGCAACCAACATTTGTTTACTAGCGTCGCTGTTCGTTTCGGTGTAGGTAACAAATTCATTTAAAACCGCTACAGAATTTGTAAGCCTTGCCGTTTCAAACGACTGGCCCAATTGCTGTAACTCCTCGGCACTAAGCGGTTCACCCGCGACCTGCCGCAATACGCCCGTAGGAAGCAAACTAGAACTGTTGCGTAGCCTTGCCTGCTCGAGCTTAAGCGACGTCAAAACCGCGTTAGGGCTAGTAAAAAGTAAACCTTGAATAGGGCTAATAAATTGCACTACGTCGCGGTGGTCAATAGGTAAACCACTAAACGTAATTTGTTTAGACGGCGCAAAAAATACGGGGCCTGCCTGGTCTTGTGTTAAAACCATAGCGCTAGGCATACGTTGAAACGCTTTTGGGTAGCCGTCGCTAGACCTTTCGGTAATGTAAAGAAACGCCCGCTGCGTAAAAAATAAATCGTCAAATAACCATGCAAGCGTTGTGCTATTTGGTAACGACGGGTCTAATTGACGTGTCCAAGCGCGCGGGGCAATTTTAATTTGTTCAAGTTCGCGCGTTACAGGGTTCCACATTTCGTTATACATTGACAACGGCGTACAGCCAATAACTGACGCCAACAAATCGCGCGCCCTAGTAATAGCCGGTACGGCCATAGCACGTTGGCGGGTAGCGCCCTGGGTAAACGCATAAAAGTTATCGAGTTGTGACGCGCCAACATTTGAACCACTAGCCGCTGCTTTAACGGTTGTACCTATAGCGGCCTTGTTGACCTTGTTAAATAACGCCATGCGTTTAGTCTGCCATATCTGTTAAAAGTTTGGTGGCACTACCCACGGTGAAGCGGTCTATTCTTTTCCCGACGAAAAGGTAAGCCGTCGCGGATAGTGCCACTACAACATTAGCGGTTTAGCGCAACTACTAACGGTTTGCCGACAAGCTGCGGTTTAGACGCTAACGCTGCAGCCCAAACCATGCACCTAGCCAACGTGATAGGCCCAGGGCTACGGGTCGACGATAGGGCTACGCTGCCTTGGTGTTTTATCAGTACGGCGCGCTCGACGTGTTCTATTAACTGGTTTTCGCCGTGGTGGTAAATGCGGTTTTCTATAATCATATTTTTAACCGGACTAGTCCAGCGCAATAATTCGCGGTAGCCAACAATGGTTTTACGGCGTTCCATATTTGGCGGTAAATGTATTTCAAGGCCTGGCGTAATTGCTAAACGCAACGTAGGCCCTGTTGCTATTTCCGCTTCAACTAAGCGCCACGTTTCGGCAAGTGTGCCCGCAACAAACGCAACGGTAACAGCCGTTTTAAGCCCTACTTGTACGGCCCTAACGCCAACGTATAGCGCGCCGTCGGTGTCAACCTCGATAGCAAGTATTCCGCCTGGCGGTATAGGGTCATCACTTTTTAAGGCTTCAAATACACCAGGTTCCAACCAGCCGTTTTGTGTTGCTGTCCACGTGTTAACCGACGCGCGTAAAAAGGCGTTGCGGTTTGGCGCTTCGCTTTCTGCCTCAATTACAGACATTTCTAAGGTATGACCTAACGCGGGGTTTGCGTACGCCCAGGCTTCGGGCGTCATTAAGTCCATAGACGGCGGGGGGCTAAATTCGGCAAAATATAATTTAGTTTGTTCGCCGCTATCTATAGCGCGTAATCCTTGTTCACGCCAACGCAAAAGCGCCTTGCTGTCCTGCGTGCCGGCTGTTGACGCTAAAACCATTAAAGGATTTTTGCGCGCACGTTGGGCAGGTAAAAGCCCCTCGTCTATTGCCTGTTCGCTTATATCCCAAGCCTCGTCGGCTACGCATAAATCTACGCTGTACCCGTGACCAGCTGCAGGCGTTGCGGCGCGTGGAAACCAAACGCTGTTATCCGGCATTGTTAAAACCATGCGGCCGTATGACCATGAAATATGCGCGCCAAATTTTTTTTCCAATATTGGGGCTAAATATTTAAACAGCGCGGTTGCTAAATCAAGTTTGTGCGCGACGCTAATAACGGTTTGCGCCTGGCCTCGCGCTTTACCTTGGGTAGTCAACCAGTGGCCAATTAATGCGGCCAACAATACTGTTTTGCCGTTTTGTCTAGCGACACTAAACAGGCCGACACGGTGCAAGTAGTCGCCGTTGCTATCCATAGCCGTTAAACCATGCAAAATGTTTAACTGCCACGGCATTAGGTCTACGCCTAGTACCTTTTTCGCAAAATCCCCAATTTCGATTACAGCCGATTTTTGACCGCTAGCGGTGGTCGTAACCAATCGCGGCATATCGT